TTTCTTGAGCCAGATTAGCTGGCCCAGTCAATGGACAGTTAGGAATCTGCTCCTTAATTCTCATCCGTTCCAGGGAACGTAGAGAAGTGCTTCTTATGTAATCCGGTGAAAAGACCACATTGTGGATGGTCAGGATTGTCGCGACCTTCAAGCATGAAAAGCATTTCAAGCCAAGTCACACGATTCCGCATCGCAGGCAAATCTTCTGCCCCTGGCTTGCAGGGGATCATTGGATCAGGTCTTTCCATCAGCCAGCCCAGGGCAAACCAGCACCTGTTGTTGGGGTGCGCTTTTCTGTGAGCTGATTATCAAGGGCAGCCAAGACCTCAGCAACCTTTTCTTCACCGCCAATCGCGGCTTTTAGCCACTCAACGCAGTTTGCTTCCGTCACCTTGTCGTAAGCAATCATGGTTTTAGCGTCAGGTGCTTCAAGGCCGATTGAGCCATACGCACCAGCGGAATACACGCCGTCTTCAGTCTCTGCTGTAACGGTGTAGTGGAGCGTACTGATCGCCCCGGTTTGAAGAAGTCTGTCGCACTGACCGACTTTCCAAGTGTAGATGTTTGCCATGATTAAGCTTTACCTGCGGTGATTGCGGAGTTTAAAGGAGCAAGGTCTTCTGTTGTCCAGTAGTCCTTGGCAACCATCAGCTCTAAATGCTCAACATTGCGAGCAACTGTTGCTGTTTGATCAGCATCACGAGCGTCAAGCGCCATTAAGTCAGTGATAACAGTGACGGAGTCAAGAGCTGCAGAATAGTTTTGCGCTATTTCCGCAGCAGTTGGCGTTTCAACAGACATAACAGGTCTAGGAGAATGATGAGATTCTACGCGCTCTTCAGCGCAGCGACCTCATTTTGCAGCTCCTTAACCATAGCCGTCAACTCTTGTACTGCATTAACCAGTACAGGCACAAGATGCTCACCTTTGTACTTGAGGTGATCAGCATCTTCGGTGTCAATAATGACAGGGTTGTCACCTTCTAAGGCAAGAATGTCTTGCGCTTTAAAGCCATAACGTACATCACCATTTGGTGTTTCAGTGTCACGGTCTACCTTGAATTGATAGGCAGTAGGCTTGAGTTGATTAACAAAGTCCAGACCATGAGGTACTGGAGCAAAGTTCATCTTATCGCGTTCGTCTGATGTAACGGTCCAAGATACTTTGACGTAGGCATGGCTGATTGATGCATGACCTGCAATGTAACGGTTGCTATGTGTTGTTGCATCAAATACTGGTGCATAACTGCCGCTGCTATTTAGTGGGCCTATGCCAATATTGCCTGAGCCAGTGCTGACGTTAAATAGAGCTTGTGCTCCAAAAGCAGTGTTGTTATTACCAGTTGTGTTGTAATACAGCGCATATGGTCCAACACCTACGCTGCTATTACCAGTAGTGTTTAGAGCCATAGCTTCACGTCCAATAGCTACGTGATTAACACCAGTACTGTTTGTGTAAAGAGAATGCCATCCGTTAGCTACGTTGTTGCTGCCGGTAGTGTTATTCTGAAGCGCACCTAGACCGGTTGCTGCGTTATTAGTACCAGTAGTGTTGGTATAAAGAGATGCATATCCGTTAGCTACGTTGCTACTACCAGTAGTATTAAGTCCAAGTGCTAGTCGTCCGTGGGCACTATTGTGTATCCCAGTGGTGTTAGTCAGGAGAGCTTTAAATCCGGTAGCTGTGTTTTTAACACCAGTTGTATTGGCACGGAGAGCTTGATATCCGGTAGCTGTATTTTCTGCACCAGTGGTGTTAAGGCGCAGCGCTTCATGGCCAACTGCTGTGTTGTGAGAAGCGGTAGTATTTTCGTATAGTGCTTGCTTACCACATGCTGTATTTTCACTACCAGTGGTGTTTTTATAGAGTGCAGCATAACCACTGGCTAAATTTTTCTGACCGGTAGTATTTGTGTAAAGCGCAAGCATGCCACTTGCTGTGTTACTGCCACTAGTAGTGTTGCTATAAAGAGCTTGGTATCCGTTAGCTGTGTTGTTAGAACCAGTAGTGTTGGAATAGAGAGCATGAGAACCAGATGCAACGTTGTTAAGGCCAGTAGTATTGCTATATAAAGCATTATTACCAACCGCCGTATTAGTCGAAACATTACCCGCACCACGGCCAACTGTTAGCGAGTTGATGGTTGCGTCGCTATTAATCTGAAGTTTGTTGCTACCAGATGCACTGGTCGTTCCAACCAACACTCTGCCCGTACTGTCAACAGTGACGCGCTGCGCTCCACCCGTGGTGATACTGACGCTTTCACCGTTATTAGGTGTGACGATATTGTTTACTTTGATGGTGCTCATGAACTTGCCTCCAAGGATGCAACTTTTGTTTCTAGGGTTTCAATCTTGGCGATTGCTTCTTGCAAGGCTTTAATTGCCATCCAGTGCATCTGCTGCTCTTTGACTCCTAAGCGTTCCTCTTGGGCAGGTTCTGTCTCAGTTGCTTCTTTTGCTTCCTGAAAAATAGTTATTACCTCAGGACAGCTTTCTGCTATTTGCTGTGCAATAACGCCAAGATTTAGGTCAACGTCATCTGGCTGGTCCTTGTAGCGGTAATTAACAATTTCCCATTCTTTAATACAATTCCAAGTGTCAGCAGCGGCGGTGATGTCTTTCTTGGCGTTGCGGTCGGAAAGATTAGCGTTGTTGGCGCTGTAATTAGCAAGCCCGCCATTACTTCTGATAACTGCTTTGCTGCCACCAGTACTAGCATCGCATTGCAAAAATGCGCTAAAAATACTGTTTGGGTTTGAATTCCTTAATCGCGCTCGAAAGCAAGATAAATTACCACTACTTGCTGTATTTTCGGCAACAATGATACAAGTATTAGTGCCAACGTTTTGAGATACTTGAAGTAGTCCATTTGCGTCAGCACCAGAAACAGCAGCAGTTGCTCCTAGCAACAGCTTGCCAGCACTGTCGATTCGCATCCGCTCGGTGTTATTTGTAAAAAGCCTAATATTGGTTGGCTTTGTATTTATTAAATCAAGGCCGTTAACGCTGGATATAATTCTTGAAAAAACATTTGTTCCGTTGGCGCTAGAAAGTACCAATGAACCGCCCCAATTGTTGTCACTTCTTGACGTAATCTGTAGTGAGTATGAAGAGCTATAAGTATTATCTATAGTAGAAATGCCAACCCCAACATTTCCCGAGCTGTCGATTCGCATGCGCTCGGTGCCACCATTAACATGCAAAGTTAAAGCATTAGTACTATGAGCGTATTGAATAGATCCAGTACTGTTAGAATTAGCATCGCCAAAATAGATGCAATTACTCTGATCATTAGGAGATAAAAACTGTAATCCAGCAGTCCCGCTAGATTCAAGTGATGCGATTGAGCCAGCCCCTAGACCTCCGCTGTAACCGCTAGATCCACTTTTGACGTCCAAGCTTACTCTTGGGCTTGACTCACCAATGCCGACGCGACCCGAGCTGTCGATGTCAACGCTGCCAAGATCAACCGATCCATCAGCTGCTTTGACAATCACCTCGCCAGCAGTTGCTGGCAGTGTTAGCTGCAGGTCGCTGCCTATCGCCGCAGGAACATTCAGCTCAACTGAACCAGATGTCGCCCCATTAAGCTTGACAGGCATCAGGTCTCACCTCTTGCGGGTATATTAGCAGCCTTCGGCATAGAAGCTCTAACAGCAGAACCCCACGTTGCCATGGGGCGGGATACTGTCAACCAGCCTCAAGGGCTGCAACTTTGGCTGAAAGTTCAGCTACCGCACCAAGCAGTTTCATGACAAGGATGTCATGGTTAATAGCTTTGTAACTGTCGTCTAATTCTTCGTAGGTTGCCGCTTTTGTTTCGTTGCCGTCTTCATCGAGCACAGCGGGCGTAAGTTCTTTGCCTTGCTTTGTACGCGGCACGGTATAAGTTAATCCAGGGCAAACCTTTTCAGCTTCCTGTGCAACTAAACCAAGGAAACGCTTTGCACGTAGTTCGTCGTTGAGTGGTGCGTCATCGTTCCAATCAAAGTTTTTAAGTTGTGAACCAAGGGCTACAGCATCTGCAAGTTGTGGGTTTGCGTCGGTGATGTTTTCTTTGAAACGAATATCAGAAACGTTTGAAGCTGTGACGGAGCCGGAAAACGTGGCGTTGCCATTCCACCTAAAGTTTATCGACTCTGCAGAGGGGAAGGCTCCAGGCATTACCCGGAAAGCAGTAACAGATGTTGATGCACTACCAGTTAATGTGATACCAACAGCATTGCCTATGGGTGAACCAAAGAAATCCGATTTAACTGTGGTGAGTCCAGCAAACGTGGCGCTGCCGTTGGCATTTAGCGCAATATCTGCAGAGCTTGCAGTTGTGCCGCCGATAAATACATTACCCGAGCTGTCGATTCGCATTCGCTCGTCGCCATTACTAGCTAGCCTTAAAGCGTTATTGTTGTGGAGGTATTCAATAAGTCCAGCATATTCTCCTGACCCAGAAGTTGCATCGCTAAAATAAATTGCACCTCCATTTGAACTTCCGCTTCTAACAGTAATTCCGCAATTGCCACTATCAGCAATAGTTAGATTGTCGCCATCTGAAATACCTTCAGTCGTCGTGCCCAACAACAGCCTGCCACTTGCGTCGATTCGTAGTCGCTCAGTATCATTATTTGTATAAGCAATAATGCTGCCATTCGTACTTGCAGCATGAATGCCAATATCATTGATTTCACTGCCAGTAGGATTAGAACTAATTCGTGTATTAGCGGTAGCCGTTGTGCTGTTATAAAGAGAAAGTACACCACCCGTCGTTCCATTAGCAACTGCTAAAACCTGCCTGCTTCCAAACGCCACTGCATTTGTCGTACCAACCAACAGCCTGCCCGAGCTGTCGACCTTTACCCGATCCGTCCCACCAGTGACAATTCTTACTTCATTATCGCCATAAACTAAACCCGTATCAGCATCTGCTCCAGTAGTTCCTGGGTTCGCAGTGGTGTTTGTGCCGTCAATTCTGATGGACATAATTAAACGATCACCCAGTTAGAGCCAGAAGGAACGGTAATTGTCGCACCGCTGTTGACCGTTAAAGGCCCAGCTGAAATTACGTTCTTGCCTGCACCAATAGTGTAAGACGTCGTAATTGTATTGTCATGCTCAAGAGCCCAGGCGTCACTGCCTCCGCCTGTCGCACCACCACCGCCGCCAATAGCTCCCCACGCTGATCCATAGCCTTCAAACTGGCTAAGAGTTGAGTTATATCGGATCATGCCCGCAGCAGGGCTGCCATCACGCTGTGCAGTAGTACCAACAGAAAGATTGGAAGACCCAGTAGCAGATGTCCGTGGTGTGTACCCAGCAATGCTCTGACCACTATTGAAAACAATGTCGCCAGTCATCGTGCCGCCAGATTTTGGCAACGCCGCATTGGCTAAATCAAAAGCTGTTTTAACTGAATTTGGTGTTGCAGCAGTTGTGGTGCTAGTGCTTGAAGTTGAATTAGTAAGAAGAGCGCTACCTAAACTTGTCGCGTCTAAAACCTTTGTTCCATTAATTCGATATTCTTTAGCGCTGGCAATATTGATATGTTCGCTAAGTGTCCACGCATCAGTCGCATTGACCCAATTAATTGTTTTATCTGTTGCACCCTTCAGCGTGATGCCACCGCCATCAGCAGTTGTATCTGTTGGCGTTGAAACAACCGCAATTTCAATGTTCTTATCTTTAATAGACAGCGTGTTACTTGAGACTGTTGTCGTCGTTCCATTAACAGTCAGGTTTCCCTGGATCGTCGTGTTGCCAGACGCATCAACCAACAGGCGCTGCGTTCCACCAGCCGTAATCGCAAGCTGATTTGCTCCAGGGCTATATATTCCTGTATCGAGGTCGCCAGTAAAAGCAAAGCTGGGTAGCGCTTCCGTTCCAAGGCCGAACTTTTTAAGCAGATCCTCAACCTTGACCTTTTTGGTCTGATCGTTGACCAAGTCAACAATCGGCAAAACGTCAGTAGCGACCGGATCCGTGTAAGCGGTCAGCCCAGAAATTTTGACGTTTGCCATGACTATCGACTCTTTAGCTTGATTTTAAGACCAAGTGCCAATCGCCACTCGTTTCCAAGTGTTGGTGGCAATGCAAACGTAAATGTAGTTTGCGTCCCATGCCACCTCACCCACCGTTCCAGCAGCCGTAGCTGATGCAGGAGTATGAGTTGGCAAAATAGGCCGCGACCCTAACGTCACATTTGCGGCAGTAATCGCCGCCATGCTCGTTAACGTTCCAGCAGCCTTGACTTTCAGGTCAATTTTTCCGTCTTCGGTTGTATCGCTGGCATCAACAATGCTGGCTTCAAGCTCTGCAAATTGAATTTGCTCGGGCGTTGACGCATCGTTATTTCCTTGGAAGTGGATGCTGCTCAGAACATCGTTGTCTTGGCCTGCAACCGAGCTGCCACGGTGGTGATAAAGCGTGATGTCAGCAGCACTAACAGCAACAGCTTCTGCCGACTCAATAAACAGGCCAGTGTTAGCCACTGACTCTGTGATGTGGAGCGGGTGCTGAGGGTCAGACTCGTTGACGCCAACTTTGTCGCTTTTAAGCGTAATTCGAGCAGCTGTTGTGCCAGCGGCTGCAGTCATCAACTGCAGTATTCCGTCCTCACTAGCGTCAGTCGTATCAGCGATACGAGCCAGGATTTGCCCGTAAACAACGTCTTCACTAGCGGCGTTACGACCACGGAACTCAAGGTTTCCAAGGTTGTCATTAGCGGCAGGTGACGCAGAGTTGCGGTATAACACCAAGTCAGGTGCCGTATCTAGACCAGCGTCTGTGTTCTCAATAATGACCTGATCAGTCGTATCGGTGCTGAACAGATGCAATTGAGCTGCAGCCGTTCCAGTGCCTAGCTGAAAACCTGCGGTCGTGAATTTAGCGACATAACTGCTGTTAGCAGTGATGGCAATCTCATTTGATGCGCTGCGATAAAAACCAGTAACGCTCGAATCAGTTAAGAAGCTGATTGCTGGTGCGGACTCCGATCCATCAGGTGCTGCCTTATGAATTGTCCCAAACGTAATGCTCTTATTTTTATCCGCATCAAGAGGTTGATCAATATCAACGACAACAAAAGTATCGCCAACAGCAGGCGCTGTCAGACTATTTAGTTGTGAGATTTTGCGATCAGCCATTAGCTTGCCTCCAGGGTTTCAATGCGAGCTGTCAATGCAGCGATTTCAGCAAAAGCTTCTTGCAATGCAGCGGTCAAAAGCGGAACCAGTTTGCTTTGGTCAATGCCCTGATAAACAGGATCACCGTTGCTATCGACTTCATCCTTTGTACCTGTAATCGCTTCTGGCACAGCGGTTGCAACCTCGTGAGCTAAGAATCCATCGACAGTTGTTCCTGGAACGCTGATGAAATTAAAACGCTTGGGGTCAAGTTGACTTAGGCGTGTTTTTGCACCGGTTAATTCAACAACATTCTGCTTTAACCTGTAGTCGGAACCAGTGTTATACGCTGTTGAACTTCCATTAGTTGAAATCGTACCAACAGCATTTGTGTTGTAATGAAAGCCGACAATGTTGCCAGTCGAAGAGTGCCGATTTAAAGCAAAACATTCGCCAAAGTTGCCAATGTTTATTCGACCACTATCGGTAAATTGTATTCCGTCAGAGTTATTACTTACAGGGTTATTAGTTGTCTTCCAAAGCAACGATGGCCCCCCATTGTTAGTGTCAAGGGCTCCGCCGATGATCATTCGCTTTGTGCCGCCAGTCGTAAAACCAATAGTGTCGGCTTCAGGGCGATAGATTCCTGTGTTTGTGTCAGACGAAAAATTTATGCTTGGAGTGCCTACCGCACCATCAGCAATATTGAATGACCCGTCAAGGCCACGAAGAGTAATAAAGCCGTCGTTTGCTTTTGTCCGAATTTTAAGCTGATCGTTGCCGGTATCTGCCCAAAGTTGACAAGGGAAAGTAGTTGATGGAGCTGTGTCACCGCTGCTGGTTGTAAAGGCAGCGGCCAACTGATTATTAATGTCAGTCCTTACAGCTGCTCCGCTGCCATTCGCTACAACTCCATCCGCCTGTGCCATGACAAACCTTAAGCTTGCTGTGTCCCGTATCCTATCGCAGTGTACTGAAAATTTCGATTAACAATCTGAGCACCATTCTTAAAGGTAATTGTAAATCCAGAGCCTGTTGGCTCTGACATGACGTAATAATCCCCAGGGCCAAGATTAAACGCAACAATTCCAACAGTGACTTTAGTGTCCCCATCGGTGTAAAAAGCCTTTTCAAAAGTGACTGCTTTCCCAGAGGCTGCCGTTCCAGAAATCAACGTTCCGCTGTTTTCAGTCCTGCGCTCAAACTGCACAGACACTCCTAGCTGATCAACTAATGGCGTTTGATCAAGGTGCTCGGTACTAAGCACAGCTTTAAATTGGAATGATCTGCCGACATAACCATTATTTTCTAACGGTATCCATTCTTCAAACGCCAAATCAGATTCTTGCCGTATGTTTGAGCCTGCCCCTGTTTCAAATTCAATCTTGTCGCCGTCTTCAAAAAGAAGATCAGACTCTGTTGCAGAATTGTCTGATTTGCGAAAATACATTTGAACGTTAGTGTCATCAGGAATCAACCCGTCAAAATCTGACCAAAGATCAATTAGCTCAGTGCGGTCGTCGATTAAGTCGCTTTTATACAATCCTCTGGTAGTCAGAATACGATTTAAACGAACGCTAAATTTTGCTCCAAGATCAACTACTTTTTCGAATATGTATTCACCGCTAGAGAACTGCGTCCCAAAATGACTGTCAATATTATCGGTAAACCCATCAAGGCTTGGTATGGTGTCAAACGACGCATCGCCATCAAAAATTAGACCGTCATAGACATCGCTGTAAACAACATTATTTTTCTGCCCGGGGAACTCTCCAGGCGAAGCATCTTCACGAGTTACTTCAAAGTTATATTTAGGAATTGCATCTGGAACGTTAATGACTGCGCTGGCAGCGTTTGCGCTACGTTGCTTTTGATCATTAACAAATTTAACAAGGTATTCTCCATTTAACAGTGGCAAGACAACAGAAGTTGTCCTGGCTTCAACGCTGCGAAGCAACACACTGTTCGGCCATGATCCACTGCCGTCCGTCTTTGAGTTATGTCGAATTTGTGCAACAAAGCTTTCAAGTTTTTGACCGCTTGCTGTTGCTGCCCAACTTAAAACAACTTGATCAGCACCAATAAGTTCAATTTCTACATTTTCTGGATCAGGTGGCAGCACAACGACAGCCGCACCGTCTGCTGTGTCACTCGTTCCACCAACGCCGACAACTCTGTTCGCAAGCACAAAATCAGACTGCTTACGATCTGGTTCAGGGCCAATAGCTTTAACCTCAACGTATAAACGTGCGCCAATCGCTAAATTACTGTTGATGTCAATTGAATTGTCAGTCGTGGTAACAGTTGTGTAATTACCACCTAAACCAACTTTGTACTTTACTTTAAACTCAACCGCTGAAGCAGACAATCCCCGAGTCCAAGAAACTGTGGCACGGTTTGTTGTATTGCGACCATCATCTATTTGCTGAAAGGTAATGGCTAAATTCTGTGGTTTGTCAGGTCTTGCCCCATAAACAGAGGGAGAAGGCAGGGCAAGATTTGCGCTTAAGTCTTCAACAATGTTATAAATGTCGTCAGCATGCTTAACGCCAATAATTCCATAAGTTCCATCCTCGCCTTCTGCGATAGAAAGGCAGCGATACTTATTTAGTACAACTGAGTCATTTTTAATTGCATATAGCGCGTTGTCTGGAGGTGGCTGAGTGAAGGGGCTTGAAAGAGTTACCTTTACGCCACTGACGCTTGCAATAGCTTGGGTCTCTACCGTTCCATCAGCCATAACAACAGTCAACTTATTGCTTGACCCGGCAGGCAATACTGCTGTTTGGTCTAGATTCACAAAGTCACGAGTTGCTCCAGCAATCCTGCCCGCAAGTCGCGTAGCAAGCCGCATCTCGTCAGACACCTCAAAGATCTGACCAGGCAATACGTTTAAGCCTTCAAGTCCAACAGAGAACGTGACTGTTTCGTCATGCAGTTTTTCAGACTGCATGATCCAACGCCCCATTCGTTGTGCCTGGTATTTAGACGTACAGCCAAACGCAACTACGCTTTTTTCTTGTATGCCGTATTTTTCAATTAACGCCTGGTCTTCAATAATAATAAAGTTAGATTTATAGAAATTGTCTGGATCGTTGTAGCGAACACGAACCCTGGTGCTACGAGTCTTCAAAGATGACCCGTTATAAACGAAGCTACCGTTAACAACATTTGAATTACTAAAAACATGAATAGCATCAACTTTTTGACCGTTTAGCTCACCGTGGTCTGCCGCAAGCTGTACGTTGTCTGCTTTCCAGAAGACCATCCCACGGAAAACGCTGGCCATATCTTGCAAGACGCTATAAGCCTCTGCCTGCGAACCAATAACAGTGTTAATAGCAAAGCGAGGCTCTGTCCCGTCTGGTGTAGTTACCTGCTCATTGCAGTACCTAGCAATATCGATTAGGTCAACCCAGTTTAAATTTGTTT